AATTATTTAAATCTTTATCTTTATACTCAAACATTCTACATGGTAATCCCATTGCCTGTGCTTTCAAAATCATATTATGATCATCCGAAACCAACACAACTTCAGGATCTTCTTTATGAACTTGATACGCCATTTGAAGGATAGTATTATCATTTTTATGTACTAGATAGGGGATAGAGATATAATTCTTAAAATTTAATACAATTTCTACATTGTCAGCATTCATTATATTCAGAATCACATGTCTTGCTATATGTTCTTTATCAGAATTATTTTTAAGATTGTCCAATTCTTCGATGCTAGTAATTGATATAAATACCTGTTGGTATGCAGTAATATCAAAATTACTTTTCATTAAAACGCTTGTATCTACAAATATTTTATTTGTCAAATAAGGTTCATCCCTTTCAGTAAAGGATTAATGTATTTTTTATAAATTTACTTATTCACTATTGGTATTGTTTTTATTATTCTTTTTTCTCAAATACAATGCATAATCAGCATCATGACAATAATGTTTTTTACGTTTACTTGGTTTTTTACGAGATGTGACTGTAAATTCTTTATTATTTCTTTTTGATCCATTAAGAATTTTTAATTCAAACATCTCTAAGAATTCCGTTTTAGAAATTTGTCGCAAATTTATGTATTGCTCCTTTTGTTGTTTAATAGATTTTTTAATAGGGAATAGGGGATAGCATTATCGACCTAAAATGCTATAATAAAACATAATATAAAAATAAATTTATATTACTATCATATACAAGGTTTTAACTACCCCTTATAAATCCCTAAAAATTGGACTTAAACAAGCATAAATTTCTAAAAAATTGCCAAAATCAAATTTATTAACCATTTAGCACTCTTTTAATGTTATTTATTTTAACATTTTTATACCTATTACCAAATAAAATATAATTATAATTATCATAATTATTAATAAGAACATTATCATTTAATTCTTTATTAACAAAACATTTTAATACTTGTTTGCGTTTAGACATAAATAGTAAATTTAAAGTTAATATACTATACTTTCTAAACCCAAAAAAATCTTCTTGTTCTCGATCAAAACATTGCTTTAAAACAAATAAAATTGTGGCATCACTAGGTTTTAATTTTTTTAATTTACTAATTGCTTGTTTTTTACTTTTTATTTGAACAGTTACTTTGGCTTTATCATTTAATGGACATGTTTTTACTTTTAAACCATTAATTCTTTTACCACATATTTCAATAACTTTAAAAATGGCATTAGCACTATTTTTATTATATGCACCATTACATTCTTTAATTAATAAACTACCTAATTCCTTATGCTTCTCTCCCTTTAATCTATTACCACCTTCAAATACTAAAACGTCTTGTAAAATATCAAGAGGAGTTTTAAATTTTTCAAAAATTCTATAATCATTAAAATCAGATATCATTGAAAAGAAATTAGGTACTATCATCTTATCTACTTGATTTCCATACTTATCCTCTTCATTAAGAAATCTTAAAGAATCTATATGCCTTATTTTACCTAATTCTTGACTCATTTTTACATTATCAAAAATCTTTTTACTTTTATCAATTTCAATTTGACTTAAACTAGATAATTTACTACTTGCTTGATAAAATTCATCAATAACTTTCTCTGGTTTACCTTGAATAATTGCTTCGTTTAAATAAGAATTAATTATCTGAGAAAGATTAATAATTTTACCAATATAATTATTACTTAAAATCACATCTAAATTACATATCTCATTCATATTATATTTTCTTAATTTTGATTTACCTTCGACCTTATTAATAGGAGTAGAAAAGTTATCTTCACAATATTTAGCTTTACTATATAGTATAGGTTCGGGAAAAAGTATAAAAGTATCGCTATCTGTGTCCGCACCTTGTAAACGATCTGGTGCATCATTATCAAAAAAATTAATAGCACATATGTTTTTTGTAAAATTAAACCAATCATCAAATTCTTTATGATATTTATTTTTAGTGTACATTACATTACCCGATAGAACATGGGGGTTTCTCGATGCACAAAATTCTTGTCCATCACTATAATAAGAACAATATATTTCTCTTCCTTCCATAATAGAAAACCCTTTATATTTACCAATTGAAGCTAAAAGCATCTCGTAGGGATTAGAAAATAAAGTCACATATTTAGAATCTTTAATTCTTATCTTACCCTTCTTTAAATGCCTGATATAATTAGCAATTAAATCACTTTTCATTTTTTTAAACTTATCGGTATATTGAATATCTGAATTAACTAATAATAATGCACTCATTAATTCAGTATTTTCATATAAATTAAGGTCATCATCTTTTTCTGATTCTTCCAAACACTTTTCAAGTTTTAAAATAGATTTTGCATCACAACCTAAATAACTTTTAAATACAGCATTATCATTTTTTAAAAAATTTACATATTCTCTTTCATTCTTTGTTAATTCCATTAAATCATTATAAGTTAAATTAGGAATACTATTAATTAACTGATAGGTAAGTCTATTGTAATTACCGTAATTACCTTCTTTATCATTTTTAACTACTCCAAATATATTATCTATTTTATCTAACCAATGATTATAACATTTTTTATCAATTATAAACTTTTCTTCTTTACTTAAATCATCGTATTCCTTTTTTGTTTTTGATTCCGTAAATTTATAAGCTAACTTTAAAAATTTTAAAGAATTAGGGGTGGTCACTAACTTAATATCGCAAGCATTATATGTATTGCCAAACATATCATCAAGAGTATCAATATTATTATACTTAAACCACTCTTGAAGTTTAGTATTAAATGCACAACATTTAAACATATCACTTCTTAAAAGCATAAAACCTTTGTCTGATTTCTCGTATCCTGAAAAAATCGACTCATCGAGCAATCCCTGCCCATCAGTCAGACAGTTTTTCAATAATATTTTTTCGTTGTGCGTTTCTAATTTCTCATTAACTTCTCTGGTTACACTTGCAGTAGTTTCAAATTCTTTGCCATAAATATCATCAATTAATAATATCTCTTTTTTAGGATCAAGATTAATTGTAAATTCTATATTACTTAGAATTAATGATTCATAAGCTAAAAGAGAAGTTAAATCACATTCTTCATCTTGTTCAAATTCAATCTCTAATCTACTTCTCTTTAATAAAATGTTCTTCATATTTTCTTGAATAAATAATGAATATCCGTTTTTTGCTTTTGCGGGACTTCGTTTGTAAAAAACATAATGAATATTATCAACAACGAATCCATTATTATATAAATAATTTCTTATTTTCTTTTTAGTTGCTATAGTTTTACGTTTTTTATTCTCTTCATCCCATATAGTGTAGTTTTTATCAAAAGTTACATTAATTATTTTTTTAGTATACTGTTTATTATTTAAACAATAAAAGGAATCTGAAAATTTATCGTTAACTCTAATACCTTCTAAACTATATGGAAATGTCGCTGAAAACAATTTAATTAAATCTCTTTTTTTAGAAGTTGTTATTTCTTGGTTAATTATGTCTTTATATATGTAAACGGCTTCAAGGTTCATAATGTAAGTGTTTTCATGTTTCAATAAATATAGACCTCCAATTAATAATAATTTAACTTATATTGTTTAATTGTAAATAATCTTTATAATACATCCATCGATATCCACCAGATTTTTTCTGTTTGCCTTTACACACATTAATTATTAACGCATGAAATATATTTAAATCTTTTTCTGCTGATGTTGCATTATTGTATATTACATTGGTATCTAAATTAATAACTTTTTCTAATAAATATTCTCTTGGTTCCCTTAAATTTATATTATTAATATCAATTCCTTCATGATAAAATTCCCATTGATATCCTCCTGCTGTTTTTCTTTTATGATAACAACACTCACTAATATTTCCACTACTAATTCCTGTTTCTTTGGATGCTTTTGCGATGCTATCATAAATATTTTTTGTATTTACATTTATAACTATTTTTGCTTTTCTACTTTTAAATGGAAGTTTTTTATTGTTTAAATAATACTCATCAATATTCTTATTGTTATTTATATAATCTTCATACTTCATAAATATATAACCACCAGTAGATTTCTGTTTTTTATTTATACAAGCATTTATAAGTGAAGGATTTATTTTATATTGGCGTGCAACTTCATTAATACTGTTAAATATTTCATTTGTAGTTATATTTATTACTTTTATAGGAGTATGTAATAAAGAAACAGATAATAATTTACTTTTCTTTTTATTCTTTAATTCTTCTTCGTCATTAATACCATAAAAATCAAAACACCAATAATATCCTCTAGCAGTTTTTCTAATTCCGCTTTCAATTATTTTTATATCATTTATTGTTACTTTATATTTATTATATAATTCCGTATAATTATCAAATCTTTCTCTTGTATTTAAATTAACCACAATTTTTGTTTTATCTTTTCCATACCCTCTATATTTGTAAACCTTATTATTAATTCCGATACCCACTCCACCACTTGTTTGATTAAAACCATTTTTATAACTGTCATAATATTGTATCCAATATTCTTCTCTTTCATCAAGTAAATGTAAATCACAATTTTCAATTACTTCAAATATAAAATTATCTTTACCATATTTATTCCATGTATATTGTAGATGTTTATTATGAGAATTATTATTTTTTAAATGACTTTTATGATCATAAAGACGTTTTTTAACATTTTTACTTTGTCCTACATAAATCATATTATTTACTAAGCATGTTATTTTATATATTCCTGATTTTAATTGCGTCAATTATAATTATTCCTCCATCTCTTTCATCTTTTTAACTTTAACTCCTCCAAATTCTTCCAACTCCTCTGCCCATTCCAATACCCCAATAGCATTCATAAAAATATCCTTACTTAATTCATTAAAACTTTTATTTTTATCATCAAATTGAATTCTAATAATATTCTTTTCTTGCCCTTCCCAATCCACCCAAGGATATAAATCTTGGTCATACATATAACCATCAGGTAGACTAGGCAATAGAATATTATCTTCAAAATAAATATAACTATTATAAGCATTGTAAGCATTATTATCAAAATGACCAGAGCAACAGGTTCTAGTTTTATATCCTTTTCTATTTAACTCCGCAATCACTGGTGTAAATAATTCATCAACCTCTACTATATCTCCATGACAATTTTTAACTTTACACATATTATTCTTTATAGTTTTTTGGTTATAGATTTTGTAGCAATTCAAACATAAAAGCATATTAATCTCTACCACACCATTCCCTAAAGCAAGCCTCTGATTCTTTTCTCTGTTCTGCGTAATACTCTTGTTGATGTTCCCAACAGCAAAATGGAACGGGAGAGGGTGGTTCTAATATAACTCCGCATTGCCAACAGTATGTATAAACCTTCACTGGTCTTTCAACCATTTTAATATTATTGTTATATGTACTATTTATATTAACATTTTCCTTATTATTAACTCTTTTTGTCATTATTCCTCAACTTTTCCTCTCTTTTTATAGTAATTTCTAATACTTCATTTTCATGATTTAGTAACAAAGAATCTAGATTCATGCCACATATGTAATAGCAGTTAATCCCAAATTTATCAATGTTAACGAAAATCCCGCCATCTTCTTCAAACAAAAGACTATCACCTTTCATCACTTTGACATAAACCAAAGGTCTTAATTGTGATGAAAAAATATTATCTAATATCTCTGTGATATTAATAATCCCATTACCGTTATGTATTTCAAATTGTGCATCATCGTTATAAATTAATTTGCCATTAAAAGTTTTATTCATATATAATTCCTCCAATATATTTATTTTTTATAAATCTACCAATTCTAATTAAAAATCAACCATTAACTATGTTATATTTCTAATCAATCACTAACCAATACATCCCACAAATCACCAGCATCTCTCATACTTATATCCTCATCATCCATAATAACTATACCTTCAGACCACTTACTGCCGAAGTCAAGTTCATAGAGAAAATATGAAATCCAGTTAGATTCACGATCCTCAAAAGCATCCTCTAATATATCTACTATCAATTGTTCATGATGTCCGAATGAAATTGAGAAATCAAATAATTCTCCTGCTGAGTTTAGGGAATCTTCTAAGAAGCGTAGTTGTTTTAGTTTATTTATGTATTTAATGAAATTTTGTTTAGATATTGGGTATGTTTTATTTGTTATGTTTGTCATTTTATGTTTTTATTCCTCCTTAATAAATTTAAGTTAATATGTATATTTTTATAGCTATTTTCTATTGTATTTACAGTAGTTTTTACCTCAAGGTTAAACGATAATAGTTAAAACGAATTACTTATCATCATTTTAATTAAAGCGTTTTCTGAAGGTAATTTTATTGATTAAATAATAGGTTTCTTCTCCCTTGGTTTTCTTGCTTTTTGTAATCTATCAGCAACCGCTTTCTTTTCTTCTACGCTCATTTTCTTAGTTTCCTTTGGTGCTCTAAATGATACTAATTTTTTATCACAAATAAATTCTTTTCCAACAAGCTCATTATCATCATCAAACTGATCACTAACATGTCTATATGATTTTGGATATTGCTTACAAAGCTTATCAAGTTTATTAGTGTAACTTCTTATAAACGAAATAATTTGTGCGTCTTTTAAATC